TGCGGCTGACAATATTGCTGTCGATGTCAATTCTGATTCAGTTGAAACATTGTCTTTAGTCAAAGCAAAGAACATGATGGAGGTCTTTAATGGCCTTGATGTTCCAGATGACAATCAAAGATATTGGGCAGTAGGGCCGAAACAATGGTCTGACCTATTATCTGTTGATCAATTTTCTAGAGTAGAATACGTAGGGCCTCAAGACCTACCATTCCCTTCTGGCTTAACTGCCAAAAGATGGATGGGATTCTTGTTCTTCGTACACTCTGGATTATCGTTATCAGGCGATGACAGAAAGACATTAGCGTTTCACAAATCGGCAATTGGCTTAGGTATTGGGTCAGACGTTCGGACTGAAGTTAACTACATCCCAGAAAAAGTATCACACTTGATAACATCTATGTTATCTTTAGGTAGTGTTGAAATTGATGGTAATGCAGCTAGAGTTCAGCTCTGTGACGAATAATAGAAGGAGATAAATAATATGGCTTATGAAACATCAAATCCTGTGAAAAAAATTTCACAGATGGGCCCTAGCAACTCTCTTTGGTATTATACTGACGGAGATGCTGTAGGCACAATAGATAATGATGATTACTTTATAGCGGATTATAATAATTTCGCTGTAGGTGATATCATAATTGTAAATAGTGGAGATAACGCTGCGGTGGACATACTTTTAGTATCTGTTCAAGATGGCGGATCTAATCTAAATACAGTCGTTCTAGCGTAAAGCTTAGAAATAACTTGGGCGAAGAAATTCGCCCAGGTTACTGATAAATAAAAAAGAATATGGCAACAACAGATATAGATATATGTGCAAGAGCTTTAGTGATGATAGGTGCTCAACCTATATCTTCATTTAGCGATGGAAGTACAGAAGCAACAGTTGCCTCAAATTTATATACCGATGTATTAGAATCTTGTCTAACAAGACATAGATGGAGATTCGCTACAACTCAAGCAGCATTATCATTACATAGCAGTACACCAACAGGAAGATATGATTATGCTTACGCATTACCAACTAATCCAGCAGTCCTAAATATTATTTCGATAACAGTAAATGATTACGTTATTCCTTATGCAAGATATCAAAATTATATTTATGTAAATGGTTATGGTTCTTCCAGTACATTAGTTATGGATTATATTTATAAAGTAGGCGAAGAATATTTTCCTCCTCATTTTAGATTAGCTGTAGAATATGAACTAGCAGCTTTATTTGCTGGTTCAGTTGCTAGAGATAATGGAATGATAGAACAATTTAAAATGTTATCTGAAAGGCAGTTTCTTGTTGCTAAGAATATAGATTCTACTGAAACTACATCTAAAGTGTTAGATACGAATAGATTCTTAAATCTTAGACGATCTACAAGAACAGATGTATAATGGCAAGAGCATTAAGAACTGTCATTACCAATTTTTCTTCAGGTGAGCTTAATCCTTTATTAGCTACTCGTACTGACGTAAATTCATATTTTCAAGGTGCAAAACAATGTCATAATTTTGCCTTATTAGCTGAAGGTGGATTAATGAGAAGACCAGGTACAACTTACTTGGCTACATTACCTGCGGAATCTAGATTAATTCCTTTTATATTTTCTGATGATGAAGTAGCTATTATAGCTTTATCAAATGGAAGAATGGATGTTTATAATGTAGCTGGAACAGTTCTAACATCTAATTATACAACAAATTGTAATTGGACTACTGCTCAATTATTCGAATTAAACTTTGCTCAATTTGGAGATACAATATTTGTAACTCATAGAAGTAATGCTATTAGAAAAATATTTAGATCTTCAGCAACAGCTTTTACAGTTAATGTTTTTGCTTTTGATACTCATTCTTCTGGATATCCAATCTATCAACCTTATTATAAATACGCAACTTCCACTACTACAATTGGAACATCTGCTACTACAGGATCTGTTACAGTTACAGCAAGTGCTGATACTTTTACCTCTGCCTGGTCAGGACTTAAAATACGAAAAGATAAAAAAACAATGACAATTACTGGATATACAAGTGCTACCCAAGTGACTGCAACAGTTAATGAAACTTTAGATAATACAACAGCGACTACAGATTGGGATGAACAAACAATATCTTCTTTAAGAGGTTATCCTCAGGCAGTAACTTTTCATCATAGTAGACTTTGGTTTGGTGGAGTATTATCTAGACCTGCTGCTGTTATGGCATCTAAAACTTCTGAATATACAAATTTTGATGTAGATGATGGTGGTGCTAATGATGCAATTGATTTAGATATTGCAGGTGATCAAGTTAATGAAGTAAGACATATGTTATCTGGAAAAGAATTATTAATTTTTACTGATGGTGGAGAATACTTTGTACCTCCTGCATCTGATAATACTGTTTCACCTTCTAATGTTTCAATTGAAAAACAAACACCATATGGTATTGGTAGAACAGCTCCACAAATGTTTGATCAAGCAGCAGGATATGTTCAAAAGAATGGTAAATCAATTAGAGAATTTATTTATTCAGATATAGAAGGTGGATATAAATCTGCATCTGTATCTGTTCTTGCACAACATTTAGTAGATTCACCAAAACAAATTGCTATAATGAAAGGTAATAATACTAGACCTGAACAGTATGCTTTCTTTATTAATAATGGATCAACAATTCCTGGTCAACTTTCTGTTTTTCATTCTATTAGAGATGAAAAAATAGCAGGTTGGAGTAAATGGTTTACAAGAAGTGGTGATAGATATCAATCCATTATTGCTTTAAATGAAAATTTAATTGCTTGTGTAAAACGAACTCTTAATTCAAGTACAGTTTATACATTAGAAAAATTTGCAGACGAAGATACAACAACATTAGATTGTGAAACTCTTTCTACATTAAATCAAAGAGGAACTCCTCTTGTTGATGGAGCTTCACAAACAGGAACAACATTAATAATTGATGGATTAACATCTGCTCCTGTAGTGAATGAACAATTTACCATTGCAGGAAATGCAACTGAATATACTATTTCTTCTTTAACGGATGATACTGGAGGACAATATACATTAATACTTAATAAAACTTTAGCAGCTACTCCAGCTGATGGAGCTGCTATAACTTTTACTAAAGGATTTTTACATACTGTAAATGCTATATATCAAACTGAAACAGTTAATGTTGTGGAAGGTTATAGTTCATTAGGAGCTTATGTAGTTTCAGGATCTAATACTATTACTTTAACAACATCAGTAGGAGCTAGAGCTACAGGAATAAAAATAGGATTTAATTATATTCCTTCTGTAGAAACAATGCCTATTGATAAAGAATTACCTGAAGGGCCATTAACAGGTTTACCTAGACGAATCTCTAAAGCTATTATAGATATTAATACAACATTAGATATGACAGTTAAAGCTTCAGATACTTCTGCTAAATCTTTAGTAGTACAACAAGTATCAGATACTATTGGTGCTGATCTTGTACCTGTGACTTCAAAAAAAGAATTTTATTTTTTAGGTTATGATAGAAATCCAACAATAACAATTTCCCAGGATGATCCTTTACCTATGAAACTCTTGGGAATGGCAGTGGAGGTAATATTCGTATGAGTGGTGGAGAATATATGTTGGCAAGTGCTATTTTTTCAGCAGCTGCAACTTATGGTGATATTCAAACTGCTAAAGCAGAACAGAAAGCTTATGAATATCAATTAAGTCTAGATGAGAAACGAACTGTATTAGAAGGAGATATTGAAAAAAATTTAATTACAGAAGCAGGACAAAAACAAAAGAATGAAAATTTAGTATATGCGGTATCAAATGGTTATCTAGATTCTTCAAGACATTTTCTAGCAGTCAATGAAGATCAAGATAGAATCACAGCACTCGATAAAAGAATAGTGAGTTTAAATACTACATATGCTGTGGGAGTACTTCAAAACAAAAGATATGTTAGTAATCTTAAAACAAAGAATAAAGTATTTGGTGGGTACTTGTCTATTGTTGCTGATGTTAGTGGTGGCTATGGCAAATACAAACACTATCACGCTACAAAAACAAAACCAAAAAAGTACGACACAGATTTTGATTACAAATCATACGAACAAGATAGAGGATAATATGACTTTAAAAAAAACAACACCTTCAGTTAATGTTTCTTCAGCAGCTAATGCTAGAAATTTAAAATCTGATAAAGCATTTGGAAATTCCGCTTTAGCTTATGCAAAAAATGATGTTACAAAAGCATTTGACTTTTTTGCTAAAGTTAAAAACGAACAAACACAAGCTCTTTATTTTTCTAAATTTACAGTAGATCTTAAAAAGAAATTTGATGAAGTGGATAGAGATTATCCTATGGATTCAACAGCATTTAAATCTATTACAGATAAATGGCTTAAAACTAAATTAGAAGAAACTCCTAAATTTTTACAACCAGTTATGATGCAGGAAGGTGCAACGCACCAAGCTACTTATGTATCCAAAATAATGAATATGAAATGGATGCACGATGATAATGAAACTTGGAATACATCTGAAAGAGCACTTGAAATTAAATTAAATAAATTAGATATGGCAATCAATGCTATTACTTCTAATCCTGCAATAGCAAATCCTATTCATCCAGAAAATCCTGATGTAACACTAACTAAAATAAATTCTTTAGTAGAACAAGAAATTGGATTAATGGTTGGGCCTTATGAAAAGACTTTAAGCTATATGAAGCATAGAGGCTATCAACAATTTACCGAATTACAAAATGACGCAAGAATAAAAAATATTTTAATTGAAATAGAGAAGAAAAGAGTATCAGCCATTTATCAATTAATGCCTGATGGTGAAAAGATGAGATATATTAATGATTATATTAATTATCAAAATGGCTACCAAAAAGATAGATTAGAAAAAATGTTTGGTGTCAATGGCAATCAATCAATGACACTTAATGTTTATGAATTAACTAAAGATAAAAATCTTAGAACAGAGATTATTAATTATGCTCAAAAATTAACTAGCGAATATGTTGTTAGTAAAAATAAAGAACTTACTGCTAATGCAGAATCTAATAATAATGGTAATGCTAAAAAATTAGCTTGGGATAATCAAGAAGTTCTAACATTAAATAGTGCTAACCATATTCATCTAGCTATGAATGCAGGAGTATTTAATGTTAATTCAGAAAATTCTAAAGAAGATTTCTTCTTTAATCACGAGTCTACTAAAACATTAAGAAATGCTAAAAATTATGCAACCTTTCTTAAGAATGTTAATCTAGTAAATGATTACCTAATACCTATTTTAGAAAAGAAAAGTTTCATTTTACCCAAAGATGAAGATGATAAAAAATTTATCTTAAAAGGTATTATAGATACTTTAGATATTAAGAGCACTTCAATAGAAGATACACTAGCTAGTATTAATGATTTAAATGTTGAAAATACAGAATGGGGCAAGTTACTAAATTATACTGCAAAATTTAATGTATTACCTAACGTATTAGCAAATCGTTTTAGAGATCTTTCTCATATAAGTCCTAAAAATCCAGAAGGGATAAACGAAGTTAAAATGAATATGGGTATATATAATTATATTAAATCTATTAATCCATCATTTGATTTTAAACAAATAGAAGGAAATGAATTTTATGATTGGGCATATTCTAAAGGTATTATTAAATCAGGATCAAATAATGAAATAGCGATAGCCATAGAAAAATTTTACGGGAAAGATGGAGTAACTTATGAAAAAAGAAAAGCAGTACTTAATGATCAATTAAATCAAGGAACAACTATTAATTTAGAACCTATATTAGGAGATAAAGAAACTGCTACTCTAGTTAGAGATGGTACATTTACTGTTTTTGATAAAACATTATATAATAAATTAAATAGTTGGAATGTTAAAAGAGATTGGGTAACTGAATCATATTTACAGATAAGTGACGCTATGTATACTTGGGCAGGTCAATTATCAGATAAAGATCATATTCAAAAATATTGGGCAAATAGAGTTCACACATTTGAAGAAGCTCCTGATGGAGTCAAAGCTATTCTTGAGAATGGATGGTTTGGAACAGAATTAAGTTGGCTTCCTTTTGCAGGAATGGTTCAAGGTATAACTCCATATGTAGGACAAACTTATATTAGCGAAGAAAAAAGACAATTAATTTTAAAACAATGGAAACACGAATACTTAATGATATCTGATTCTACTACAGATATAAATTCTAAAGAAGGACAAAAATTAGCAGCTGCTGCTATGGATAAAGCCATTGCTACATTTGCTAATTACGAAGTTAATGACACTACTTATGAATCTAATAAATTTTTAACTTCAGATGCTAAAAATATATCAGATCAATTAGTGGAATTACAATATGACAATTTAACATTAGATAAAGATTCTAAAGAATATAAAAATAATTTAGCTGAAATCAACAATCTAAATGAACAAACTAAAAATTTAAAAATTAAAAATAATACTTGGAGTTTAGATATATCTAAAATACACGATGTTAATAGCGAAACATCTAAAACTATAATGGCTTATGATGCTGAACATATCATTACTCCTTTTTATAATAATAACAAAGCTGAATATATTGAAGTCTTTGGAGATGTAAAACCTAGCAAAATTATAAGAAATAGAAAATTTACTAATGGTATTCAAGTTACTATAGATGAAAATACTCCAGGAGCAGATGGTAAACCTGCTATTAAATTATTAATCAGAGATGTTGATGGTAATATGTATAATTTAAATGGATTAGCTGATTCTACTAACTATAGACTTTTTACTTCTAACTTTAGATTAGATAAAGAAAATATACCATTTACATATGAAAATTTAAAAAAACACAGAGCTATGGAACAGGCAGAAACATTAATTAATAATATAAAAGATTTTATTCCTATGTCAAAAGGAGTTGAAAATTTTACTTATGAAGCATTTGAGAAATTAGGGAACTTTGCATTTACAGTAGGTAATTGGGAAGCTACATTACCTTCTATCTCTAACTTATGGACTGATGATATTAATGAAAAAACATATTCTCAATTTTCTTTTGCTAAATGGAAAAAGCAAGAGATGGAAGCTGCTAGTAATAAAAATTTAAAATGGTGGGGTATGCATTTAAATGAGAATGATTCTATAACTATTAATGCTATTAGCAAAGCAATAGGTTGGGTAATGAATGCAACTGATTTAGATGGTAAAGTTTTTGAATACGAAGATGCTATTCAAAAAGCTGTATTTGAAATTGCATCTACACAAAAAAAATATGAACTAATAGAAGCTAAAGGCTTTACAAGTAAGGCAGCATTAACTGCTCCTAATGATGTACCGCTATCATTCTATAGTGCTAATTTAGATTTTACAGATTGGGTATTAAATAATTATAATAAAAAATCATTACCATTTGGATTTAGAACTAATAACTGGTTAGCTTTATGGAGTAGTAATAATAAATGGAATGGTAAAATTGATACAGCTGAAAAATCAAGATTAGAAGTATTTAAAAATCCTTCTGATGGAATAAGAGCTGCTCTAATTAATATAGCTAATAAATCTATATTAGTTAAAGGTAAAATGGATCAACCTCCTTTTGCTAATTTAGCTGATCTAGGTTCTGAACCTACATTATATGACTTTATTGCTAAAGGTCATAAATCTGAAAATGTTGCATCTTATATGGCAACATTTAAAGAAATGTTAAAGTGGGAAAAAGATCATATTATTAATTTAAAAGACGGACAAATGATGGCAGATATAGTTACAGTTATGGCGTATCACGAAAATGGTAAAGATGCTAAAGGCAATTGGTTATTAGATGCATATATGCCAAACAAACAAATTATGTCATTAGTAATACAAGAAGGCGTTAATATGTATTTAAGCGACACAAAATGGTTGGATAAATAATGCCTTTCGTTAATGATACAGGGCCTGTATTTAATCAACTCCAACTACAAACCCAAAGCCAAAGAAAAGAATCCACATTATATGGAACTGGATTTGTAGATAAATTTAATAAAGAAAATATCTTTTCATTAGCTTATGATTACTTTTTAAACAATGAATCTTTTCCAGCAGATCCTGATTATAATCCATTAAACAATCCTGACTTAGCTCCATACGGAGAATTAATGCATTTATTTATGGAAGATAAAAGTGCTGCTGAATCTAAATCTAGATTAAATAAATTAATAGAAAGATCTTCTAATGAAAGAAGTAATCCATTAGCTGGATTAGGTACTATGCTGGGATTCTTAACAGATCCTTCTGGTTTATTATTATTCTCTCCTGCTGCTAAATTATTAGTTAGATCTGGTAGAATATCTAATACAGCAAAAATAGGTTCAGCTTTTACTGCTGAAGAAATTGGGAAACAATATTTAGATTCTGAAAGACCAGATATGTATGTTCCATTAATTGCTGGACTATCTTTTGGAGTACCTGCAATATTAAATTCATTTAAAACTTCATTACCACATAGCACTAAAATGAAAGTTAAAAAATTAGATCAAACATTTAATAGTGAAAAACCTCCTAAACAACCTGGTTATGAAGATGGTAAATTTATTCATCCTGAAGAAAGAATTACTCCTTCTAGTGTAGGTGCTTCGGTATCTAAAGATGTTAAAGCACAGATGACCTATCAAGATGCAAAGGATGCAGAAAAATTTGTAAGTACTATGTTTGGTAAAGTAGGAGAACAAGGGCCTTGGACTCCAGTCTTTAGAACATTACAAGCTACTTCATTACGAGCAAGAGAAATGATAACTGAATTATTAGATACTCCTTTACTACAATTAAAAAATCAAAAAGATTATGGACATACAGCAAGTACACAATCTATTGAACTTTTAAGAAGAAAAGGTGAACGAGGAGTTTTTCAAGCTCAAATATTATTAAGACAAGCTTACGAAAGATATTTAAAAAGAACATTACAAACAGTTCCTACTACTCATCTTGGATTACTAATGAAGAATAGATGGACAAGCGATATTAAAAAATTAAGTTATAATCAATTTGCTAAAGAAGTTAGCATTGCAAGATTACAGAATATGAGTCACGAAATAGAGGAAGTAGCATTAGGTGCTAGAATTACTGAACGATTTGTTTACAAACCCATTGGAGAAGAAATGGTAGCTTTAGGTTTACATACAGAACACCTTACTAGAAAAATAAGTATTTTAGAAAGTATGGCAAAGAGTATGTCTAAATCTGGAAAACAAACTGGTACTTATACAAGGGCAGATGGTACTAAACATACTTATACTAAAATGGAAATTGAACGTAGTTTAATTAAATCTAAAGAACAATTAGCTCATAAAATTAAATATGGAGGTTTAAGAAAAAATTACGTTAATACTATTTATATTAAACAAATGATTGATAAACATCCTTTGTTATTTAAAAAAATCATTAGAGAAGATTATATCAGACAAGGTCTTCATATAACTGAAAAAGCTTTAGCTCAATTAGTTAAAGATTTATCTACAATGATGCCTTTTGTTAGAAGAACTCCAGCAAGAGGAAATGAAATTGAAATGTATATTTTTCAAACTCCTAGATTTGCTAGAGCAACACACGTTAGAAATTTAAATTTAAGTGCAGAAGCTCAAAAAGAATTAATAGAACACGGATTCATTATGAGTGATGCTAATGTTTTAATGAAAACTTATTATAGACAAGTGTATCCTGATATTCTTTTAACTCGTAAATACGGAGATCCTAATGGTTTAGGTTATAAATATGTTAATGCATCTGAATCTATGACATCACCTGGTCTTCTTGAAATTAAGTTAGAGTATCATATGCGTATTAAGAATGCTAAAAGCATTGCACAAAAAGCAGCTTTAAGAAAAGAAAGAAACCAAGTCTTATCAGATCTAGAAGATGCAATAGAATTAATTAGGGGTACTTATGGATTACCTAATAATCCTCACGCTTGGTATTCTAAAGGTATGAGAACTATGAAGCATTGGAATGCATTAACAATGTTAACAGGCTTTATGGCAGCTTTACCTGATGTAGCCAGAGTACTAATGACTTCTGGATTAAAAAGAGGATTCAATAGTCAGTTCGAAGTTTTTACTAAAGGTTTTAAAAATGGATTATTTAAAATGGGTAAAAAAGAAGCTCAAAGATTCGCAGAAGCTATTGATATGTTAACAGGTCAAAGAGCAATGTTATTTTCTGATACAGCAGATATGTTAGCTATGAGTAATAGAACTGAAGCCTTTATGGGTAAGGCATCTATGTTTAACTTTATGTATATTAATATGATGTCTAGATGGACTGAATTTACTAAATCATTAGCATCAGTTACTATAGGTACTAGAATTTTAGAAGATTCTATTTCTTGGTCAGCTAAAAATACAAAACTTGCTACTAAATGGAAAACAGCATTAGCAGCATCAGGTATTGATAAACAAATGGCTGCTAGAATTGCAAAAGAATTTAAAAAATATGGAAGAAAATTTGAACATAACAGAATAGCTAATACTCATTTATGGGATGATGTAGCAGCTGTTGATGCTTTTGGTACTGCTTTAAATAAAGATATTAATCTTACAATTGTTACTCCAGGTTTAGGAGATACTCCTAAATGGATGAGTAAAGAATTTGGTTCAACAATAGCTCAGTTTAAAAAATTTGCTATGGCATCTACTCAACGTATGTTGTTTAGAGGTATGCAGGAAAGAGATCTAGATTTCTTATGGGGATCTATGATGTTAATAGGATCTGGTATGATGATAGATGCTCTATATCATAAAGTTAGATTCCAAAAAGATTATGGAAAATTATCAATGACTTCAAAATTATTAAATGCTTTTGATAGATCGGGATTAGCAGGAATCTATACAGATATTAATAGATCTTTAGAAGCTTTATCAAATAATAAAATAGGAATTAGACCAATATTAGGAGATGCTAAACCTTATGGAACATCTTTAAAATATAAAGGATCTATTCTTGGGCCAAGTGCTGGTCAATTAATCAATATAATGGATATCGTTTATGATGTCGGAGGATCAAGATATGATCATTATACAGCTCGTAATGTGCGTAGACTAGTGCCTTTCCAGAACATATGGTATCTCGACTGGCTTTTCGATGATTTGGAAAAAGGGTTAAGATAAATAATGGCTATAACAATATCAGATACGACTCCTAGAGTACAATATACTGCAACAAGTGGACAAACTGCATTTACTGTAAATTTTGAATTTTTTGCTAACACAGATTTAAAAGTTTACAATGCATCAAGTTTATTAACTTATGCGGTATCTCCATCTGATGGAACAGAATATTCGGTAACGGGTGCAGGAGTTACGGGTGGCGGAACAGTTACATTAGGTTCTGGAGGAGCTACTCTCAATGATGTTATTACAATTTATAGAGATATGCCTATCTCTAGAGCAACAGACTTTCCAACTTCAGGAGCTTTTCAAATTGCATCTTTAAATGATGAATTAGATAAACTCACTGCTATGGTACAGCAAGTAGAAACTGATGCCAAATATTCACCTAAATTTTCTGAAGTTACTTCAACAGGATTTGATTTAACATTTCCAGAATTAGTAGCTTCAAAAGTTATTTCAGTTAACTCTGGTGGTACAGCATTAGAAGCAACTCATTCTATTACTGACGTTGCTACAGTTGCTGGACTATCTTCTGAGATAACTACACTTAGTGCAATTTCTGCAAACATTACAACAGTAGCTGGAATTGCTGCAAATGTTACATCTGTTGCTGGCGATGCTACAGACATTGGAGCTGTTGCGGCAAAGGCAACTGAAATAGGAAGATTAGGAACTGCAGATGCGGTTGCTGATTTAGCATTACTAGGAACTTCTGCTATTGTAACTGATTTAGATTTATTGGCTACAAGTGCCAATGTAACAGCTATGGGATTATTGGGAACTTCAGCAGTCGTTACCGATATGGGATTATTAGGAACTTCAGCAGTCGTTACTGATTTAGATTTATTAGCAACAGCAGGAAATGTTACAGCTATGGGATTACTTGGTAATTCTACAACTGTAGCAAACATGGCATTACTCGGAACTGTTGATGCAGTAGCCGACATGAATAAATTAGCGACTACAGATATTGTTGCAGATTTAGCAATGTTAGCAACTACAGATATTGTTGCAGACTTGGCACAATTAGCGACAACAGATTTTGTAGCTGACTTAAATGCTATTGAAGCTGTTAAAGCTAATGTAACAACTTGTGCAGATAATCTTACAGGAATAAATAATTTCGCAGATACCTATTCAGTAGGTTCTTCAAATCCGACTGGTGGTTCTGTTACTGCAGGCGACATTTTCTTTAATACGACTGATAGCCATTTTAAATATTACAATGGAAGTTCTTGGGCATCAGTTACAGCAGGAATTGGAAGTTTAGCAGATGATACCACACCACAACTCGGTGGAGATTTAGATTTAAATAGTTTTGATATACCAGCATCAGAAAGTGTAAAAGGCTTTGCTATTGCTATGTCAATATGCTTATAAATGTGCATTTACAAATAATAATAAATAGGATATTTAACAATTAATGGCACAAAACTTTAGAAATAGTATAACTAGAAATACTGGAACAGTAGCAACAGATATACTTCCTGAAGCATTAGTAGACAGTTATGATGCTGTCGTAGGAATAAGATTAGTTAATGTTGCTTCATCTACAATTACTGTAGATGTTTACATTGTACGTTCAGCTACCAATTATTATTTAATTAAAAATGCTTCAATTACAGCAGGTCAATCATTAGAATTAATTGATGGTGGAAGCAAAGTAGTCTTACACGATAACGATAAAATAATGGCAGTCAGCGATACAGCAACATCTTTAGATGCTGTTGTTTCTTACGTTGATGC